ACTAGGGGGGAGGGGGGAGGGTCGCTTCGCGAAACCGCGTCTCGTAACAGGCCTATACCCCGTTCCGCGAAAATCTCAAAAGCTCAGTCAACCTTTACTTGAGTGAGGCTCTTACCCCCTCGCCAGGGATCGCCAGTGGAGGCACCCACCTTCACACCCTTTGAATTTAGTTGCAAAAAAGGTGGGTGCCGCCCAAACCCGCCTACGAGCTGGTGTTTTTGGCCAATGCACCCACCCTTCCACCTTTTCTTCTTTTTTTCTAAGGGAAAAAAAATATATATAAATATATAAATAAAGGGGGTGTTTTATATGCTCCGCCAGAAACCCAAATTTCGCGAAAAAGGTGGAAGGGTGGGTGCATTGGCAAAATAGCGACGCAATTCCAGTGGCTTAAAGACACCCACCCTTTGTACCACCCTTTGGCCGATCTCAAAGGGTGGGTGCCTTCGACGTAAAACTCCCATTCCGCTTGCATTCACCACCTGGCGCGTCTACAACACCACCGAAACTTGAGAGGACAACGCCGCGTGAGCGATCCGTTCGACAGTATTAGCATCCCAGACTTCGATGCGCCTCCGGCGCCAGTGAGTTCGCGTAAGCCGAAAGCAAAATCGAAACCTGTACAGGTTTCTGTACAGGAGATCGTGGAAAACGCGGACCCATTGCCGCTGCTCAAAGATGCGAAACCTGTCCTGGCGCCGAACCCCCACCAGCCGCGCGACGTGATCGACGACGCCGGTCGGGTGTACACCCAGCCGAAGGTCGACCTCAGTGAGATTGAGATGATGGCCAGCGTCGGCATGACGACGAAGCAGATCGCCGATGCGCTCAAGCTGCCGCCGACCGTCTTCGGCAAGCTCGTCAAGAATGACCCCACCGTGCAAGAGGCCATCGACCGTGGCACCTCCCGCGGTATCAAGATGGTGACCGACAGCCTTTTTCAGAACGCGCTCAAGGGGAATGTGGCAGCGCAGATTTTCTTTCTCAAGAACAAGGGGGGTTGGGCTGACCGGCAAGAGCTTGACCAGCGGCTGCAAGTCGATACAAAGATGAATTTCGAAGACGCAGTCGAAGCGTTGAAGGCAGCGGGCATCGACCCGTCAAAAATATAGAGGTCGAATGTTGGTGTAGCTTAGTTGGTCTAAAGCAACGGTCTCCAAAACCGTGATCGCAGGTTCGAATCCTGTCACCTTCGCCAAGCCCTATAAAACGTAGAAAGAAGCACATGGCAGATAACGACGACGATCTCCCCGACAACGTAGTGGCTTTTCAACCGCGTGCCTCCGGCACTCAGAAGCAAACGGACTTGCTGTTGGAAGACTGCATCGGTCGTTTTGACGAAGTTGTGGTGCTGGGCTTCACCGACGACGGTGAAATGGAGATCAGCAGCAGCCTAGAGGGCGGCGCGGCGGCGGTGTACGAGGCGATAGCCGAGGCGGCGACGCAGATGGCGCTCACACACATCGACATCGTCTACCAAGGCGTCCGCCATTGACCGGCGTCGTAAAAATTGAGCGGCTCTCGGACGACAACGACTGCGACACCTGTGGCAGCAACTATGCGGACGGCGCGCGTGTGACGCTTAACGGAGAACCACTGCTTGAACTGACGCCCGTAGCTTCGTGCTTCGGTGGCGCCCACTGGGATAGCGCCGACGTTTACCGGCTGACCCTGGAAAAGCTGGGCTATCAGGTCGAGGAATATTGATTTGACCGAAACGCACGACGAGAACTTCAAGCCTGACCTCGCGGCCATCGCCGATCAGGAGGTCGTTGCCCGCGCGCAGATCGCGGCCCAGGCGGACGAGGAGAAGGCGGTCGCTCTCGCGGAGGCGATCCGCGTCATCCGCGCTCACAAGAAGAAGAACAAGCTTGAGTTCTTCACGGCGTACAAATGGCAGATGCAGTTTTACGAGGCCGGCACTCGCTCAAAGCAGCGGGCGCTGATGGCCGCGAACCGCGTCGGCAAGTCCTACAGCGCGGCATACGAGATGGCCTGCCACCTCACTGGCAAATACCCCGACTGGTGGCCAGGCATCAAGTTCCACCGGCCCATCAACGCATGGGCGATGGGGGTGACCGGCGAGCAGATGCGCGACGTGATCCAGAAAGAGCTATTCGGGACGCTGAACGGGCGGATCTTTGACGGCGGGTTTATTTTGCCCGACGAAGTACGCAGCATCGTTCCAGCCGCAGGCACACCACGCCTAGCGAAGGATGTTTACATCTGGCACCAGAGCGGGGGCTACTCCTGCCTGAGCCATAAATCGTACAGCCAAGGCCAAGCGCCGCTGATGGGAAGCTCCATCGACATCGCGTGGATCGACGAAGAGCCGACTGACCCTGAAATCTACCCACAGGTGCTGACTCGTACCGCCACCGGCAACGATGGCAAGGGCGGCTACGTCCTTTTGACGTTCACACCGGAAAACGGCATGACCGAACTGGTTGGCCAGTTCATGGAGAGCCTCAAAGAGGGGCAGTATCTGCAAAATGTGACGTGGGAAGAGGCCGAACACCTCGACGACGACACAAAACGCCAACTTTTAGCGGCAATTCCTGAATATCAGCGGGAAATGCGGTCGAAAGGCATCCCCGTACTGGGCGAGGGCATGGTTTTCCCTGTCGCGGAAGAGGCGATCAAGGTCGACCCGTTCGAAATACCGCAGCACTTCAAGATTTGCTGCGCCATCGACTTCGGCATCAGTCACCCCACAGCAGTGGCGTGGACGGCATACGACGCAGATCGGGACATCATCTACCTCTACGACTCGTATAAGCGCGCAGGAGAGATCCCAGCGGTCCACAGCGCCATGATTCGGTCCAAGGGGCCGGCGATACCGCTGATCTACCCACATGATGGTGATAATCGGGATAAAGGCTCCGGCAACACGATGGCGGACCTCTACCGCGAGGCAGGGATGAACGTCGTGGCGCGTTTCACCAACTACGACGGCTCAAATTTCGTCGAGCCAGGGATCATGGAGATCCTTGAACGGATGCGGACTGGCCGGTTCAAAGTTTTCGCCGATCAGAAGGATTTTTTCGACGAATTTCGTCGTTATCACCGCAAACAGGGCAAGATCGTGAAGGAACATGACGATCTTCTTGACGCAGTGCGATATGCAGCCTTGTCAGTGCAGCGTTTTGGCGTTACTAAGGCGGAACTCAAAATGCCAGAGGTGTATGGACGGCACGGCGTGTCTCTTGCCCCTGACTACGACTTTTAGGATCACGGTATGCCAGAGATCAAGACAGAACTGACTGAAGACGAGTTGCTATCGCTGTTAGAGCGCAATCTCGACGCATCCGATCCCTACACCGAGTCTCTGCTTGGCGAACAGCGCGACCAGGCGCACCGCTACTATTACGGAGAGGCACTCGGCAACGAATTGAAGGGCCGCAGCCAGCACGTCAGTCGCGATGTCTTCGACGCGGTCGAGTCGACCAAGGCACTGATGCTCGACACCTTCACCGCAGACCGCAATGTCTGCCAGTTCACACCGCAGACGTTTCAGGACATCCCCAAGGCGCGCGAAGCGACAGCCTGGGTCAATTACCTCTTCTACCGGCAGAACAGCGGCTTCAAAGTCCTGCACGACACCATCCACGACGGCCTCGTCGCGAAACTCGGCGTAGTCAAACGCTGGTGGGACGAAAAAATCGTCTTCGTCGAAGAAGAATTTCAGGGTGTCAACGAAGCCGAATACATATCACTTGTCAACCAACCAGACGTAGAAATCACTGACGTCGAGCAGGAAGTTGTACAGGAACAGATCATCGATCAGTTCGGCGCCATATTGTCGCCACAAATTACCACCTACAGTGGAACCCTCAACCGCCGCATTGATCGCAGCCAGGTACGGGTCGAGAACGTCGCCCCCGAAAAGCTGCGGATCAGCGCGCGGGCAAAATCGTTAGAAACCTCAGACTTCGTTTCTTACGAAGACGAGGTCGAGATCGGCGAACTGCTGGAAGCAGGCTACGACCCCGACAAGGTCATGCAGCTTGACGAGGAACTCGACAACTACCGCAACGGCATCGAAGGCCGCAGTGCCTACGACGAAACCACCGCCATCAATCAGATGCGGGACGATCACCCGAACCGTTCATATGTGACGATTTACGAGTCATACGTCCGCGTCTACGACCCTGACGTCGAAAACCGCATCACGCTGAAGGTCATCCACAGCCGGCGCACGATCCTCGACACTGAAAAGGTCGAGAACCACCCGTATCGCGGCTGGTGTCCTTTCCCGATCCCGCACAAAGCCATTGGCATGAGCCTGGCCGACGTGACGATGGATATCCAGAAGTCGCAGTCGTCCTTGAAGCGGTCGGTCATCGACAACGCCTTCATGACGAACACAACCCGCTGGCTGGCGAACCTGTCACTGGTCCGCAACCCGCGCGACCTCATAGACAACCGCGTCGGCGCCGTGATCGACGTAAACGCGATGGACCCGTCGTCGGTTGTCCAGCCGCTGAACGTCCCGCAGATCAGCCCCCAGGTCTTTACGACGATGGAGGTCTTGGAGCAGGAGAAGGAAGCGCGCAGCGGCTCCAGCCGGATGTCGAAGGGCATGGACAGCGATGTCGTGTCGAAGCAGAACAGCAGCGACCTCGTCACGCGCTACATGAACGCCAGCAACCGTCGCACGATGGTCATGGCACGTCACTTCGCGGAATCGTTCCTGATGCCGCTGATGTACGACCTGTACCGCCTGTCCAAGGAAAACGACACGAAGCGCCAGATGGTGCAGTTGGAAGGCGGGTTCACAGAGATCACGCCGACCGAACTGGACGAGCGCACCGAGATGACTGTCGCCGTGGCCCTCACGCCCGAAGCCCGTGCGGCAGAGGCGCGCAGCCTGATCATGTTGGACCAGATGTTCACCGCCAACCCAGCCGACCAATCAGTGGCCGGTATGTACGACAAGCCGCAGCGTTACGCGCTGTTGTCTGACGCCATCGAACTGATGGGGCTGAAGGGCGGGATGAAGTATCTCGAAAACCCGATGTCGCCTCCGCACCAGCAGAAGATGCAGCAGGCCCAGGCACAGGGCCAGCAGCGCGACGAGATGATGAAGCAGATGGAGATGAAAAAGCTGGAGCTTGAGGAGCGCAAGGTCGTTACCGACGAGCAGAAGATCCAACACGACGCCGTCAAGGTTCAGATCGACGAGGACCGCCTGCTACTCGACGTACAGGTGGCCAAGAACGACTTCATCCTTCGCGCGCAGAAGGTTGGCGACGACGCAGAGAAGTTCGACACAGACACCGCGCTAAACGCCATTGAGCTTCGCCACAAGATGAAGGTCGAGTCGTTGCAGGCGGAAAACCAGCGCAAGGCGATGGACGGAGATTAAATGACTGACTTTGAAAAGGCCGTTGAGGCTTTCCAGAAGAAGAAGAACCCCCGCACCGAGGCCGAGGCCAAGCGCGAGGCGTACAAGAAGATGGTCAAGGAGTACACCAAGCTCAAATACGGCTACAACAACGCTGGCGAGCGCGTAGAGCGCCCGATCACAGAAAAACGCATAGCGATTGCCGAAGCAGCCAAGACGCGCGTCATCCCAGACGCAGCAGACGGCCTGGCGGACTTTTTTAAGGAACCCGAATAATGGATATCGACTACGGGATTGATGGCGCGGAGCTTTCAGCCGAAAAGGCCAGCACATTGCTCGGCAACGACGCCTTCAACGACGCCTACGCATCGCTGCTGGCAGATATCGAACAAAAACTCTTCATGTCGGATCTGGGCGCGCAGTCCGAACGTGAAACTTTATTTCATCTGCACCGCGCCGCGCAGATGTTCGTCAACAATATCGCATCTCGCATCAATCATTTTCAGTTGAAACAAATGCAAGATTCGATTACACAGGAGACTTGAAGTGACAGAGCAAACCGCAACGGACTCTGCACCGAGTGCTGAAGAGCGTTTGGCTGCGTTGTATACCGCCCCCGATGAGGACACGGCGGAACCCGAAGCCGATTCACCGCCTGAAGAGGGCGAAACAGAAGTAGTCGAGGACGAGGTTGAAGCCGAGGTCGACGAATCCGAGGAAGCCGAAGACGGCCAAACCGAGGACGAAGACGACGAAGCAGAAGCCGAAGAGGATGATGCCGAAACTGACGACGCCGATGAAGATGAGCCAAAAGCCATCGAAATCGACGGCGAAAAGATCGACATCGAAGAGGTCAAACTCGGATACCTCCGCCAGAGCGACTACACCAGGAAGACGCAGGCAGTAGCAGAACAACGTAAAGCAGCCGAAGAAGAACGGCAGTATTACGCTTCTACACTGAACACGATCCTGTCCACCGTTGGTGCTGACCTTGAACGCTTTAACGGCGTTGATTGGGAAAGGGCCGCAGTGGAAAACCCCGAACAGTACACGCAGGCTAAAGCGGCCTACGAACACTCTTTGGGTCTGTTGAATGGCGTGAAAGCCCAGACCGAAGACTTCGTGACCCGCGCAAAACAGGCCCAGCAGTCCGCTCTCAAGGCGCAAGCCAAGGAGTCGGTTGCGATCCTGAAGACGACGATCCCAGGTTGGTCAAACGATTTGTACGCTCAAGTAGGTGAGTTCGCCCAGAAAGAATTGGGATTCAAGCCGGAAGAGTTCAACAACATCGCCGACCATCGCGCGATCATTTCGATCTACGAGGCCATGCAGTACCGGAAGGGGAAATCAGTCGCCACCGCGAAAACCGTCAAGGTGGCTCCTAAAAAAACCCTGTCTAACAAGAAGGCATCTACGTCGAACGCCATAGTTACTCGGAAGTCCAATCAGCAGGCGCGGGAGCGTCTACGGGAAACGGGTAAGGTTGATGACGCAGTCGCTCTCTTGGTGAATCGTATGAGGTAAATCAAAATGGCTACAATTTCTGGCGTTGCAAAATCTTATGACTTGGTCGGTAAGCAGGAAGATGTCGAAGACATCATCTATGACATCTCGCCAACCGACACTCCATTCCTTTCGTCCATTGGCACGTCCAAGGCGAAAGCTACTACTCACCAGTGGCAGCAGGACAAGCTGGCCTCACCCGCAGCCAACAAGGCTGTTGAAGGTGCGGCTGCTGGTGCTGCAACCGCTTCTGACACCACGCTGAAGTCTGCAAACACGCAGATCTTCAAGGGTGTTGTTGAAGTCTCCGGTACGGCTCGCGCCATCGGCCTTTACGGTCGTGCGGACGAACTGGCCCGCCTCGTTGCCAAGAAGGGCAAGGAAATCAAGCGCGACATCGAGTTCGCGATGGTGGGTAACGCACAGGCTGGTACTGCTGGCAACGGCACGACTGCCCGTGAACTGACTTCGGCTCAGAACCAGATCGCTGCTGGCACGACCAACACGAACGGTACGAACCGTGCGTTCACTGAAACGATCCTTCTGGACGTTATGCAGAAGGTCTTCACCGCAGGCGGTAACCCGAACCAGCTTCAGGTTACTCCATCGCACTCGCTGATCGTTGCCGGCTTCGCAGCCGCTTCGGGACGCACTCGCGACTTCGGTGTGCAGAAGAAGGTCGTCAACGCAGTTGACCTGTACGTTTCGCCATTTGGTGAAGTTGCAGTGGTTCCTAACCGCTTCCTCAACGCCAACACTGCCCTGGTTCTCGACACCGAGTACTGGAGCCGTGCAGTTCTCCGCCCAATGGCCACCACGGTCTTGGCGAAGGACGGCGACAGCGAGAAGCGCATGATGCTGACCGAACTGACGCTCGTTTGCGAAAACGACGAAGCTTCAGGCTTGGCGAGCGCACTGACCGCGTAAGCAATAGGGGGAGAGCGGCAGTTGGGTGTCGCTCTCCTCTTTACTCTTGAATGAAAGACCCCCGATGTCCGACGAACTTAAAACTACCCTTGAGTTTGACCGCAACACGGGGCTTCACACACTGCGGCACACGCAGGATGTGACCTCAATTATCGACGCGAACAAACGCGCACAGGCAGACAGCATCGGCACGAAATTTGGCGACTTTGCAAAGGTCGCGAGCATCCCTTACTCCGTAGTGCTTGAGTGGAAGCAGAAGTACGGCATCAACGCGATGGCCCCTTCCCCCGAAGACAAGATCCGCATGGTTGCTTTATTGAACGATCCAGACTATGCGTTCCTTCGGACACGCGGAGGTAAGTTGTGAGCATAACCACCTATACCGAACTGAAAGCCGCTATCGCCGACTGGCTGAA